AGCCTAACTTACCTCTCCGTCCACCCTTCCATCCTACACCCCATGTCAAGATGACGCTGTCATACAGAACATGGAGGTTCTGCCATGGCTCTGCCCTATCGCAAGACGCCGTTCAAGAAGAGGCCCCCGTACCTGGCTCCTCGGAACCCGAGCGGCAAGTCGGCTCCGAGGTTCGTGAAGCTGAAACTGACCTCCGCGAAGGAAACTGAGAAGAAGAGGTTCTTTGGTGGATGACCACATGCACGCCTGGTACGCGACTGGCTTCTGGGAGAACACCGTTGAGTACCGGTGCGTCTGCGGTGCGTTCATGGGGCGTCTGAACCCGCTGTGGGTCGCTGAGGTCAGGCGCGAGATCGCCGAGTCGCTTGGCGGCTAGGCCGCCGGCTGAGGTCGTGGCCCACGAAGGCAGGTTGGCCCTCAAGCGGGTGGAGCGCAAGTCCGGGAAGAACAACGGCAAGGCGGTTCATCGCTCGGAGCACATGTACACCGAGGTCGAGTATTTCGAGAACCTCGGGTGGAAGGACCAGGAGATCGCCACAGCTCTGGGGGTGATCCCGAGAAGGATCAGACAGATCCGTGCCGCCTACGCGCGGAGCCGGATCAAGATCCCCGGGTCGACCGTGCTCGAGGAAGTGCACCCCGAGATGGCCCCCTTCACGGCTGAGGCGTTCATCTCCTTCTTCGAGGAGTACAACCAGGACGGCTACAAGGCCCCGAAACACGCCTACTCCTGGATCGACGCCTTCATCGCGCATCGGAACCTCTTGCTGAACGTCCCCCCCAGGCATGCGAAATCGACCTTCTTCTCCACCTGGGTGCCGATCTGGCTCATCTGTCGAGATCGCAACGTCCAGATCATCCTGGTCTCAGACACGAAGGACTTCGCCAAGGAGTGGGCGGCTGAGATCGCCGGCCAGTTGGAATCCAACGTCAGGATCTTGGAAGACCTCGGGAGATTCGCGCCGGACAACAAGGGTGACTTCGCCTGGCGGCCGTCGGCGGGGACGTTCGCCGTTCTCGGAAGGACCCGCCACGCCAGAGGTGCGCAGCTTACCGTCCAGTCAAGAGGGATGGAGCAGCAGATCCTCGGGATGGAGGCCGACTACGTCATCTGCGACGACCCCACGAACGCGGAGAAAGCCGCGTCTGAGGTCGAGCACAAGGCGGAGATGGAACACCTTCGGAGACAGGTCTTCACCCGGATCGAGGGTCTGACGAAAGAAGGTTCGGGAGGACGAGCTCTCGTCGTCGGGCAGAGGGTGCACCCCAAAGATATGTATGGGGAGCTCGAGTCCCAGGTCTACGAACGGGGTCCGCTGAAAGGAAGACAGTTCTGGCACGTCGAGAAGCACGCCGCGGTGAAGACGTGGCCCGAGGACAACGACGGGGTCGCCGAGGTCTTGTGGCCCGAGCAGTGGCCGTTCGAGGAGTTGATGGTCTCCTACGAGCGCGTCGGTGGGTTCGAGGCGTTCGAGTGCATGTACCAGCAGAATCCGAGTCCCGAGGGCACAGCCATCATCCGCCCCGAGTGGTTCGATCAATGCAAGGATCGCAGCCGGGACGGATACGTCGGGATCAAGGACCAATCCGTCATCGGGATCTCGCGTGTACTTTCCATCGACCCGTCCCCGGATAACTTCCACGGCATCATCGTCGCGGACCTCCTATGGTCGAGGGAGCAGTTCTACTGTGTCCTCGTCGAGGTCAAAAGGATGCGATCAGGCGTCAGGGACCTCATCGAAGAGGTGAAGCGTTGCGCCGGGATGTATGACCTCGACTACCTGGTGTTCGAGCAGTCGACGTTCAGCAAGTGGTTCTTCGAGGACCCCTACTTCCTGGAGTCCAAGCACAGCTTCAAGACGGTCAAGCACAAGACCGCGATCAACAAGAACGACTCCCAGTACGGCATCCAATCTCTGGCTTCGGACTTCGAGTACAACCGCATCTCGATGCCCTTCGGCGACCCGGACGGCGTGAAGATGACGGATCTCCTCGGCAAGGAAGCGCTGAGCTATCCCTTCGGTGACACGGACGACATGATGATGGCGCTGTGGTTCATCAAGTACAACTATCGACGTCTCAAGCCGCACGACCACGTCTGGAACCGCGGCGAGATCGGGAACGGGTGGTCTTGGATGGAACAGCTCCAACGTGAAGCGAGAGGACGTGCGCGTGTCGGCTAACCCCGCCCAACTCTACGAGTCGCGCATCACCGAGGACTTCATCATCCAGCAGGTCGATTACCACGTGGACAACGACGCGTGGACCGACATCAAGACACGGGCAGAAGACATGGACCGCGTCTACGCCGGCCACCTCAAGGAGTTGTTCCCCGAGGAATCGGCGCTGCCCGACATGCTCCTCGTCGAGAACAAGTTCAAGAACTCGCTGCACGACTCCACCCGCCTGGCGAAGGAAGGGAGGGGGATGCCTCGTGCCATCCCAAGGGGCGATAAAGATACGGATCGTGATGACGCCCGTATTCGTGAGGCGATCTACTCTACTTATTGGGTTGTCGGTCGAGGTCGAACGGTGGAGCGGAGTCTCTACATGGACCTGGCGGGCCTTGGCATGGCGGCCGTCGCAGGGTATTACAACGACGCTTCCCTCTATCCTCAGTTCACGCGACTCAACCCGCGTTACTGCTACCCAACTGTCAAGAACGGTTCCCTATTCGATCTCCTGCACGTGGAGACCCTCAAAGAGCGAGTAGCGGCGCGGATGTACCCCAAGTACGGGCTGGACGACGACCCCAAGAACGGCAAGGACGTCAAGCTCGTCTGCTACTACGGCCCCGAAGAAGTGGTCGAGGCGATCGTCAGGGAGAAGACGGACAGCTTCGCCGCCTCAGCGGTCATCACGCAGCGGTGGCGACACAAGCTGGGTCGTGTCCCCGTCGCCTTCCGCAAGATCGACACGTTCGACGACTCGATCAGAGGCATCTTCGACCAGCTCCAGGGACCGATGGTGGTCCGCAACAAGATCATGCGTCTGATGACCGACTACCTGGAATCCATCGCGCACTCGCCTCCGGTGATGAAGGGAGTCACGAACTTCACACCGGGCGACACCCTCGGACCGTTGACCGCCCTTATCCTCGACGACGATGTCGACGGTGCGGGCGTCTCCCGCCTCGCCCCCGCTGCGCCGGCGGGAACGGTCTGGGGGATGCTCAACTACACCGACCAACAGGAGTCCCGCGAAGCGATCGAACCTTCGTCCCGGGTAGGGAGCGTGCAACAGTCGATCGCCAGCGGGTCATTCGTGTACTCGACGCAAGGCGCACTCACGAGCTTCGTGACCGAGATGCAGGACTGCATGTCCGATCTCAGGGAGCAGCTCAACACCGTGATGTGTCGCATCGACGAGGAGTGGATGGACTTCTCCAAGCCGCTGCTGAAGTCGGTGGGCAAGAAGAAGATGTACACCCCTTCCAAGGACATCGACGGCTGGTACCACCACACGATCGAGTTCGGAGCCACTGCGGGCCTTGACCGCGTGAACGGCGACACCCGAGTGCTCAATCATCTTTCGGCGCGTCTCATCGACCGCGGAACCGCTCGCGATCAGATCGACTACCTGGACGACGACACCTCGATCCAGGAGAAGATCGACAGAGAGAACGTCGCCGACGCCCTACTCCAACGCTTCGCGACCGACCCCGCCACCCCGATCTCGAGCCTCGCGAACATCTGGCTCAAGATGGGATCAGGCGGTTCCCTCGTCGCAGCGATGGAAGAAGTTGTCCCCGAGCTCGTTGCCGCAGAGCAGGCGTCTCAACCACAAGCTGGCGCACCGGCAGCGGCCGAGCCCGGGGCTCCCCCGCCCGAAGGTGCACCCGCAGGGACCGCACCGGACGTCAAGCTGCCGCAGGCTCCGTACCAGGCCGTGTTCGTCAATAACGGGAGGTAGGGTGCCTTACAAGTCGGCCAAGCAGCGGCGATACCTCCACGCGAAGGAACCAGCCCTGGCTGCGCGCTGGGATAAGAAGTACGGCGGGAAGGTCAAGAAGAAGGCTAAGAAAAAGCGAGCCAGCCGATGACGACCCACGCGAGCACGATGCCCGTGATGAACAGGGCGTAGGTCAAGGGCCAGGAGTCGAACAACGGTCCTGGGTCACCGAGTTCCTTCTGGTTGTACTGCTTACGGAAGTTGCTCTGCGAGTAGAAGCTCATGCCCCGACCCTAGTCCTATGCTCCCTT